AGCCACGGCAACGTTATCGGATTTTGATTTCCATTCATTTAATAACTGTTGTTTAATTTCGTTTAATAAAAAAGAATTATTATTATATTTCATGTTATATAAATATTCATTAAACAAAAAAAGGAGGGTAAAAACCCTCCTTTAAAAATTATCGTTGAAAAAAACTTAGTCTATCACCTCATCAATTTTACTTTCAACAATACCAGTTATTCTCCAATCCATAGTATAGTTCTCATACACTTTGGTTACTTTCGCCTCAACATCAGTTGGTGAATAACCAAGAACTAATTTCTCTTCTCTCATTTTTTTTACTTTACCTGATTCTGTATCTAACAAATCAGAACAGATTTTTGCTACGAAATATTTTTCTCCTTGTTCCATATTTTTTAATAATTTAATTTCCTAAATAATCGGATAATCTTTTCATTAAGTCAAGTGATTTATTACCGTTGTCTGAAACTTCAGTATTAGACCTCATTTTCTTTTCTTCCTCAAGATTCTCATCGTACTTAAATTTATCTTCAGGATTATTGAAAAGATAAGCACCTGGTGTAGATGGTGATGATACCAAGTCAAAACAAATTAATTCAAAATCGTCTTGTACTTCATTTTTTTCACCAACCTTTTTAAGTGAACCAACACCTCTTGATGAAATACCTAACGTAACGCCTTGTCTAAGGTAGTTTGCTGCCATATCACCTTTAGTTGATACAATCCCTCTCTCGTGGAAACCTGGACTTGTTAGAAGTTGTAATTTACCAATAAGGACATTACCTTCCCACCATATTTCGGTAATCATGTGAGATACACGGTCCAAATCTATCAAAGAAGATTCGGGGTGGTTTAATTCAGATAAAGACACCCCTTTTTCTATCAATTTTTTATAATTTTCGGCTTCACGTTCTAAAATACGTTTAGGATAGATTCTACCATTTCTATTTGGTGTGTCATACTTCTGTAGTACGGCATAAAATTCGAATGGTTTAGAATAGTCTAAAAAACCTTTAGACTCCTGTATCACACTTAAATTATGTTTGTCTTTTGGGGATATATATCCTGCATCATATTCTATAAGAATTCCCTTTTTACCGATATCGGTTGGGCTTAATATTTTTAAATCCATCTTAAATGTTTATTTAATAAATATTAAACACTTTCGGTTTGGTACTCTTCTTCTAGTTTTTTACTTTTAGTTAGTGTGAAATTAAAATAATCGTTATTATTAAAATTCTCATCGTAGATTCTTGTTACGATATTTTTTAGATTTTCTTTTATCTCTTTTGATTTAAAATCAAGTTCTTCTTCGTTTAAGAAAAAATTGATTTCTAAGTTCATAAATGATTTTTTACCTAATGTTAAACCACTTGACCGTAAGTCTAAATCCACAATAAAACTGTCATCAAATAACACTTTGTCTAATGTTTCATAAACGGAATGTTTAACGGCTCGGCTTAAATTTAAAACGACTCTTGTCCAATTCTCAGGTTCATTTATTGGTTCGACCCATGTTTGTAAATTTAAGTACAATGATTTGAAATTAATTGAGTCTACAGTACCATATACAATTTTAGATGTGTTGAATCCCTGTATTTTTGAGGTTTTCCCCTTTTTCATTATTTTTCATATTATAATCGTTTATTTTTTTAAAATATAAGTATATTTACCTTTATAGTCAAAAAAGTAAAAATATGCTAATAGTTAAAGTTGATAAGAACTCAAATATTGAGAAAGCCCTAAAAGAATATAAGGGAAAAATAATCAGAACAAGACAGAGTTCTAAATTAAACGAAAGAAAAGAATTTATAAAAACTTCCGTAAAAAAAAGAAACGTACTCAACAAAGCTAAGTACGTTCAAAAAAATTATAAAGATAAATCTAATTAAAGATTCTCGTTCAATCCTTTTAGTTTGAAATAAGTTAATTTATCGTATTTCTCAGATTCGATTTTACTAATCGTTTCATTAATTTGTTTACCTGTTTCGTAATCAGTGTTATCTCTTTTTAAAGAAGTTAATTTAGATATTACTGATGATTTTAACGGCTCGAAATTTTCAATTAACGTTTTATCATCTTGTGATAAAAGACTAAACAATTCTTTTTTATCTGATTCATTTAAATTATCCAAATAATCAGTAATTGTTCTGTTAGCAATTGAAACCATTGAACTAATTGGAATTTTAGCAAATTCTTTTTGAACTGTTGGTTTTTTCTTTAACGATTCAGATATTAGCTTTTTACTGTTAATTCTTGACTCAATGGTTAATATATTATCCGAAAACAAATCATCAATGTGTTGGTATTGGTTTGTCGTTTTAATATTACCAACCCAATTTTTTAAAGTTGTTAAATCGTTTAAACTAACCTTACCAACTACTTTGTGGTAATTAGAAATAGACTCATTAATATATGTCTCAACGATTGATTCATTGATACCTTTATTAGATGTTAAATCATCATACAAGTAATATAATTTACTAATATTTTTATTTTCCAAAACATATTTCTTAAAGTTAGATAACTCTTGTTTAAATGTTTTTTTACTATATGACTCAGACAATAATGTCTCTATTTTTGATTTTAATATTCCGAATTTCATAATTTGTTTTCTATATAAATATCAACGATTTAGAAGTTTATCTAATTGGGTTTCAATATCACCCAAAGAATTTCTTGCCTTAGATAAATCAATAAAAGAGTCATCCTCAGTTAGACTATCACTTTCTAATAATATTTTTAAATTATCTTTTTTATCAATTGATTCAGGTGTTAGACCCGCGTCACCACCTGGTACAGGACCTGGAGGTGCTGGAGGACCTTCCATTCCACCACCCATGTCGGGAGCTCCCATATCACCGCCTGGCGCTGGCGGAGGAGTTGTTGTGGCATTTTGAGTACCACCTGATTTAGTTGCGTACAATTTGTCGATATTATCAAATAAACCTGTATGAGTGATAATTGTTGCCGTATTAACTAATTCAGCACCGACTGCTCTTTCAATTCTTTGTTGTTGTAAATCAAGTTTAATTTCATCATCTGAGAAACCTAAAATATGTTTTTTAGCCCATGACGCTGAAACAGGTGCGATACCTTCTTGTGCTGGCATTACCGCATCTTTGTATAATAACATTTTTTCTTTCCAAATGTCAATTTTTAATAAATCGGCTTGTGAAGAAGGATTAGTTAAACTTAATGTAAAGTTAGATAATTCATCCTCAAATCCTAATAAAAATAAATGGATAATCGCGATTTTATTCATCTCAGCAATCATACATTTCTGTATTTTATTAATAGTTCTTGCAAAACGAATATCCATTAATGATAAGTCTTTACCACCACCGACAGGTTCCTCAAATCCTAAGAATGCTTTTGGTACACGTAATGCCGTTAATAATTTCTTTTGGATGTATTCGATATCGGCAATCTCACCTAAGTTCTGAGCGCCTGGTAATGTTTCGATTGGGGATGCTTGTGCGGGGTCACGTACAGGAATAAAATAATCTTGGTCAACCGCCATTTGGTTAAACCTCATATCAACATTACCTGTTGCTGAGTCAACAACTTGACTTCTTTTGAATTTGTTAGCAACACGTTGTACGTATGGTTCAACATCTTTATCATCCATGTTACCAACGAATACTTTAAATACACGTCTTTCAGGTGCTCTTGATGTACGATAAATCAACATCGCATCCTCAGATAACAATAACTGTTTCCAAATACGTCTTGCTTTTTCTAACATTGAAGTACCATAAGGAAGTTTTCTATCATCCCCCAATAAACGGAAGTGAGCGATTTCCCATGTGTTAAATTCCATGTCTTTAACTTTCCATTTGAATCTTAAACCTTTGTTTTCAATTGGTTCATCAACATTTGCTGATTTGGCAGCCATACCTCTTTCCAAACGTTCAATCTCGATGTTTGGTAATTGCATACAACCAATAATACCTTTTTCAGTATCTAACTTTAAGTAAACAAAGTTATCCCCATACTTACATGTGTTTCTTGTCCACATAGGTAAGTTGGTATTGATATCTAAAGCGTTATTAAATAAATCGGTTAGAATTGATTTAATACGTTTAGATTCTGAGTATATTTGTAACATGTAACCATTTTGGTCAACTGTTGTAGATTCCTCACCGTAGATGTCTAATGCTGCAGAAATCTCAGGAGTGTACTCCATTGATTCGTAATCATAAAATGACGCCAAACGTGTTGGTTCATAATAAACGGCTTGTGTGTATAGATTACTTTCAATTTTAGACCATTGGTTAGCTAAAAAATAAGTTTGTTGTGCTTGTAATTTTTCCCTATCATAATCGTCCTTTGAAGTTGTTTTTAACAACTCTTTTTTGTCAAATTTATATGTGGGATAATCTTGATTTAATAATGAGTTTGGACCAAACGCGTGTGATAAACGTTGCCAAACTGTCAGATTATTTTGTTTATTTTCCATATAGTAATTTTAAATCTATTTATCAATAATTAAATAGTAACTCGTAATCAATAAATATTATCTACGACCAAATAACCACCCATAAGTTTCATAATCATTTCGACTTGGGTTATATCCATTCGATTGTCTCATTCTATCTTGATAATGTGGTATAACGGGATTAAAATCTAAGGTTTTACTAGCTTCCTCATTATCACTAACAGTCCAAGATTCTAACATTGA